ACAGAAGTAGGAGCAACACCTGAAGCTGATACAGATCAGAAGTTTACAATGGAAGGTCTTGATCGAAACAGGGATTGGTTAAAGAATGCCAAGATAATTTTCAAGAATGAAGAGGGTGAGGACTTCAGAGGATCAAATCAAGAACTTGGATACTGGTTAAGAAACAGACATTCCAAGTTTGCCAACGACTTAACCAACCTTGGTTTGACTGCTATGGATACTGGTGGTTGGTCAGACGAAGTTAAACAGGCATGGGTTGATTCACTGGATATGTGGGATAATACAGATCCTACTGTTGGTTCTTTCTTCAATGCTCTTTATCAGGTTGGCACTGATCCTACAACAGTAGCGGCTGCTGCGGCCACCTTTGGGACAGGTATTCTGCCTAAAATATTTGGTCAGAAAGGTGCGGCTCTTGCGGCTAAGTTTGTTTTTAAGGATCAATTAAAAAAATCATTGATTAAAAGAAAAGTATCTAAAGAGGTAGCTGAGAAGGTTGCCCATAAAAAAGGTGCTGTTGCTGCTGTTGATGAATCCATTTTGAAAGCTTCCCGTAAAGAGGCTGCAAAAAATCTAGCTATTAATCGGGCTGCGGTTGCTTATCCGGTTGGTGTGGCTGAGATGGGTACGTATGATTTAATGCAGCAGTCTTTTGATATTGATGTAGGTAGAGGAAGGGAGGAAACTGATTATGGTCAGGCTGCAATTACAGCTTTGGTTGGTGGTATCCCCTATGCTATTCTAGGTTCTGGTGGATATGTCCCCTTTTTGGGTTCACCCGCTCAAAAACTTATGAAGGGTAAAGCACTAAGAGAAAATAAAGTTTTACAGAATCTTGAGAAAGAAGCAGCTACTCCGCTTAGTCCCCGACTTGATGTTGAAATGAGTAGAAGTGCTGGTCAGGCTGAAATACAAAAAATAATACGAGAGGCACAAAGAGATTTAAGTGAGGACGGAGATCTATTTTTAAATACTGGTAGTAATCTATCCAAGGAAACTTTTGAAGAAGTAGATCGTTCTCTCTTTAAAGAAGGTTTTGCTGTATTGGAAAAAGTTGGTTCCGGTAGATATAGGGCAAGAAAAATAAGACATCTTCCCAGAGCAGTGCCAGACGCTCCTGTTGAACCACGTACAGTATTACAAAAAACTATTGCAAGAGTTAAAAGAGGTATATATACTAATCCAATAAGGGGCGTAACTGATGAGGCAACTGAAAAAGCTGCCATTGCACGTAGAAGGGTTGATACTGAACGAGCAAGAATGGAAAGAACAATAGCAACAAGATTTAAAAGATTTACCAATGCAATCAAAGAGGATTATTCCGTAAAGAATTTGAAAAACTTTTCTGAAGAAGAGATGAAAAGATTTAACAGGGCTTATGCTGGTGATGAGGAAGCTTTGGATGCTTTGACAAAAGCAGGAAAAGTTAATGTTCTTAAAGAATTGAGGGGAATGAGAGCAGACACTTCTGAGTTGCAGGATCAGTTATTAAAAAGTGGTGTAATAAAGAAAGGCTCTGATCTTGATATAAAAATAAGGGCTAACTTAAAGGGAGAGGGAGAGCTTTATGTAACCCGTTCCTATGAAGTTTTTGATAATCCTAACTGGAGAAACACTGTATCCGATAAAGTAAAGGAAGAGGCCAGTGACTTCTTCATAGGGCAAGCAGAGATCTCTAATCCTGCCTTTGCAAAAGTGCTATCCAAGAGCAGGTCTGAAGGAATGGATTCTCTAACTGTTTCTGAAAAAGAACTATATGATTCTTATATGGGTCAGAATGGTTCTATTAATTTTAATATTAATAAAATTCTTGATGTAAATGGAGAGGAAGCCCTCTTTGAAATATTTGATAATGCTGCGTTAGGGAAAGCTCCCTTTAAAATATTAAGCAAGAGAGAGGATGTACCAAAAGCAATCAGGGCTTTAATGGGTGAATATGAAGATCCCTTTACCAACTATTCCAGGACCATGATGAGGCTTGGTCAAACTGTAGAACAGGGTAACTACGAAAAAGAAATTGCTGATCTTGTTAATGCTGGTTTAATAGAAGGGGCTGTTGCTCCCACAGTTGCAAAAGGTGTTGGAAGGGAGATGGTGGAACTTCAATCAAAGCTTCCAACAAGAGGCAGTATTAACGATCCCTTTGCCAGAGAAGTATCAGAGGAAGGAATACAAAGTCCATTAACAGGAATGTATGCCCACAAAGAAATTGCTGATGCCATACTAAATGGCAATGAAATCAGTTGGAAAATTCCTAAAGCATTACAAGGGTATCTGGCACTACAGGGACATACCAGAGCAGCTAAAACTGTTTGGAGTCCGACAGCAATAGCCCGTAACTTTCTTGGAGCAGCCTGGATGTCTATAGGTGCTGGCTATATGCGACCAGCAGCTTTAAAAGAAATTGCTAAAGTAGCGAAAGGTTTATCTACTTTTTCTGATGAAGCTCTCAATGCTGAGATTGAAAAAGGAATAGCTCTTGGTTATCTTCAGAGTGGTACGGATATAGGAGCATTCAGAGCAGCCCTGAAAGATGCTGGTGATGACTCGTTTTGGGATTTAACAAATTCTGCCTATAAATCCAAGAAGGGTTTAACTGCCAGAGCGAAACAGTTGAATACTAGAGCAGTTAAGCTCTATCAGTCAATGGATGATATGTGGAAACAGTTTGCTTTTATGAATGAGAAGGCAACCTACAGACAGGTTCTTGTAGATCAGGGTATTGACCCCGAACAGATTGTGCGAAAATTTAGAACTGGAGATGGTATTGAAGTAAGTATAACAAGGCTGGATGAGTATGCAAGTAATCAGGTGTCGAAGCATATGCAGAATTATGCAGGTGTTCCTCAATTTGTAAGAGCCATGAGACTTCTTCCTGCTGCTGACTTCCTGGCTTTTACAACGGAGATGTTAAGAACACAGAAAAATATTATCAAGACTGCTTTTGGAGATATGAGAGAAGGTCGTAAGCTTATGGCACTGAAGCAACCAGCAACAGAGATGGTTCAGGATGCTGAAGGTAACATGGTGGAAAGAGTTATTGCGGGACAGTTAAAAGGACAGGCACAGGCAAAGGCTGGTGAACGTAGGCTTGGTTCTGTTATTGCTGCTCAATCAGCGGCTCCTGCTCTGGCTCTTGCCTCGTCTATGGCCTGGGGTATGGAAGATAAAGCAGTAGATGAGAATGGAAAAGAACTGCCCTTTACAGTAAGAGAAGGATTTGAAGCCTTTGACCAGCCCTGGGAAAAAGGATCGACCTTTCTTTATCTTGGTGCGCCTAAGAATGGTAAGGTCAGAAGGCTTAATTTAAGTTATCTAAATCCCTGGGCGCAGCTAATGGACCCCATACGTGCTGGAATGAGAGCCTTGTCCAGTGGGGCAGATCCAGACCTGGCTGTTGATGATGCTATCGTTGAGTCGGTGTGGCGTCCTCTGAAAGAAACCTTTGGTCCTTCAATGCTGGCAGAATCCATAGCCAATATAGCATTTAACAGGGATAACTATGGAAGAGAGATTTTTGCAGAGGGAGATTCGGCAGGTCAAAACTTTAGAAGCGGTGTGGAAACCATGTACAAAGCTTTTGAGCCTGGACTTTTTAAATCTATGGGAGATATTGCGGGAGCATACAATCTTCCTGGGCAGCAGTTTGGTGTTACTCGTTCAGGCAGGAAAGTATATGCGGGAGATCAGTGGATGGGTCTTCTGGGAGTCAAACCACAGGAGATAGATATAAAAGATACTCTTGGCTTTAAGGTAAATGATATTAAAAGAGATATGGGAGCGTCTGGTAAAACTTTCCAGAGAGCTTACAGGCAGAGAACTCCAATAACTGCTACAGAACTTTCGGATGCTTATGCAGAGGGTCTGGCAAAGGAGTATGAAAAGGCAAGAGAAATGCATCTTCTCCTGACAAAAGCAATGAGCCTTGGACTTTCAAAACAACAGATTATAAATGCTGTATCAGATGATGGGCTATTCTCCAATCGTCTGGACAAGCGTTTACTTTTAAATCTTATGGATAGAGGTGTGTTTGTTCCCGCTCCACCTAAAATGGGTGAAGTATATAAATGGGGACTGTCAACAAAGAAAAGAACAGGTTCAATGCCGCCAATCAGGGAGGCCCAAAGAGATATATTTGATATATACAGGTCTTATGTTGGTTCAGAAACAGGAGTACGTTAATGTCAGGTGATCCAACGATGTTATGGAATGCAGTACTTAGTCTGGCTGTTGGAGGATTTCTCTGGTGGATGCGAGGAACAGCATCACAACTATCTGATCTTAGAAAACTTATTAGTGTAACAAGGGAAGAGATACCAAAGACGTATGCCACCAAGATCGAAGTAGAAAGAGATGTTGAAAAGATAATGGACAGATTTGACAGGCTGGATAACAAGATGGATAATATTCTTGAAAGGATTGGACGTGGCTAACTGGGAACACTTTACTGAAGATGAACTGAGATGTGATGGAACAGGTGAATGCAAAATGGACGAGGCTTTTATGGAAGCTCTGGTCCGACTAAGAAAAGACTATAATAATTCAATGGTAATATCTTCTGGCTATAGAGACAGGGCATATAACACAGTCATAGGTGGGAGTACCAACTCAGCACACATGTATGGTAAAGCAGTTGATGTAGTTGTATCAGGTCATGAAGCATACAGACTATTAAGGCTGGCTATTGTACATGGCTTTACAGGCATAGGTGTGTCACAAAGAGGACCACATCTTAAAAGGTTCCTGCATTTGGACATGATGGAAGACAGTGATCGAAGTCCTCGCCCCTGGATATGGAGTTATAAATAATGGTTGCATCAGTATTAGGACGGCTTGCTGGAAAGGGCGCTGCTAAAGGTGCAAAGAAAGCAACTAAGCGTGTTCCAAAAACTACAACTAAGAAAGAAGATCAAAAAGGATTACCAAGTGTACTTGAAAGAAAAATTCAAAAAGAAAAAACAACGAGAGATTATCCTGATGTAAATTTATCAGAAAAGGTTGGGTTTAAAAATACTGTTAAATTTTTAGAAGATCATGGATTTAAAATGAGAACAGGAGATAATAAAGGTAATACGTATGAAATACTTGGTGATAGTGTAAAAGTTTATACTCTACTGGGAGGGGATTTGTCGGGAGGAACAGCACCAAAATATTCTCAGAAAACTTTTAAAAATCCAACTCTTAAAGCATTAAGAAATTGGATGGGATATTAATAATGGATCACAAGTTTATCATACCTCTGGCTGTTGGTCTGTTCGTTCAGGCTGCTGCTGTGGTGTGGTGGCTGGCAGGACTCTCTGCAAGTGTACAGCATAACGACTTCCAGATACAGATGATCAGTAAGGATGTAGGAAAGAACTCAACTTTCGTAGAACTCTGGCCCGCTGGGAAATGGGGTAGTGGTTCTTTGCCTAGTGATGTTAGGCAGGATCTGAAGATAGGTCAGCTTGAAATGCAGATGCAGAAACTCAATGACAAGATATATAATGGAGCTAAGAAATGAAAGGCATAACATTAAACTATGCTTTAATATTTGCTGTAATTCTACAGGCTATAGGATTGATATGGTATGTATCCAAACTTGACAGCAAGGTTGAAACGGTATATAAATTCTATCAGGAAGAATCTCAGAAATCTGTTGTGGAAACTCAGGTTAAAATGAAGTTTGATCTGGCTCTCGTAATGAGAGAACTGCAATCCATCAAGGAAGATATAAAGGAAGGCAAGGATAAATCAAAAGTGATTATGGCGCAGCATGGTAAGATCTTTGAACTTCTTCAGGGTAAGGTTAAAATTCCTTCAGGATATAATTATCAGTGAGTATGACAGGACTGTTGATATATGGCATCATCGTGGTTATTGGTCTGGGCATTATTTCTTGTATCATTGATAACCCTCCCCCTAAATAGAGATGTCTATCTCTCATACTCAATCTTGAAACTATTATGTATAGGATAACAGATGAATAAAACAATTAACATTGGTGAAGGTCAGAACAATGTGGAGATCCATCAGACCATAGCCAAGCCAGATAAAGGACCAAGTGTAGGTGGTGTCAGTCTTACTACTGGTTATGGATGGGGTGTGGATGTATCTATTATATTAGTTATCGTAGCCCTGATGTATATCGGAAAGAAGTGTGTGGATAAGTGGGCATTAAAATAGATGTCTAAGAAATAAATGGGAAGAATGATTACTAATATTATTGTTATCTTAATCTTTATGTGGTTACTCTATATTATAGGTGCAGCAATAATGAATACAGTTTGTGGTAGATGTCTATAAAGATGGATATTGAAAATGTTCTGGCTGAATATGTCTCACCCTCTCTTGCCATGCACGGTGGCATAATAGAATTGCTGGATTATAATGAAGACTCCAGAAATGTACATGTCAGACTCAGTGGATCGTGTGCAGGTTGTTCGGCCAGTACAATAACCCTGAAGATAGGGGTGGAGAACATGCTGTTCCACTTCTTTCCTGAAGATGTAAAGAGTATAACCCATGAAGAGGGTGAGATAACCAACCCATTTTACTAAATCCATTTAAACGAGCTAGGAGGGGTGCTACAGACGTATCTCCTGTTTTAGGCTACTACCCTACCAGAGATGTCCAGCATAGCCTCTCCTGATAGCTCTCAGGCGGTATTTTTGTAGCCTTCTGATGAAAAGGTAGGCTATTCTACCTAAATTGCATTTCATCTACATGCTTTCGGTTATGTTGATCTATTTCATCCTGTATTTCATCTACCCTGTCTTCCAGAGTTCTGATCGTTGTATGAATATGTCCAGTATCATGTGGCTGTATCCTCTTCTCCAGTATCCGTATCTCCTTCAGAAGAAAGATTATATGTTCCGTTGGGTTCTTCATCATCTTCTCCATCATTGTTATAAAAGTCACACTTTGAAACAAGACTATTTACTTTCTCTTCACCAAGTACATTAAGATAACCAACGATAGCTGACTCCAGTGTATCCTTGTCCGTAAATCTGGCGGTATCAGAGTTGGCTCCTCTTACTCTGGATAGCAACTCCAGTGCCTTGATTGCACTGTTGGTATGGCCATTGGCTTTTGCAAATGTATACTGCCCTTCGAGTTCTTCAATTACATTTACATCTGTCTCCAGTTCCTGCTCAAGTTCGTGTACTCTATCAACTACTTCCTGTAATTGAATTAGTCTATAGCCCTGATTGTTTGCTGATCTGGGTGCATAACCAGCAGCCTTTGCCGCTTCAGTAGCATTCCTGTGTAGCACATAGGCTTGAGCAAACTTTTCCTGTTTATCATTTAACATAATAATTTAGTATTCCATTAAGTAATATAACGATTGAAACAGAATTAATAACAATCAATGCATGATCATTCCACATCAGTGCAACAATAAACCATCCTGTAACTCCAACAACATCAAAAAATAAGTTTAAAGGGTATATATTATTAGCTGTTAATGTTATTCCAGTAAGAAGTATTATGGAGGCCATCCATTTTATATACCAGTCTTTGGTTTTTTGTGACAGAGCTTTTTTGATCGAGTTGTTCATGTCTTATTTCAGACGCTTCATATTGTTTCTTGCTACGCCCTTGAACTTCTCTGCACTTCGAGAGGCTGACAGTCCAAGCAGGGCTATTGTCAAACTGATAAGCCCTTCAGTGGGAATGAGGGGTAGAGTCAGAGTTGAATTTGTCACAGCTATAAGCCATACCGCTATCGGTTGCAGGACGAATTGCCATGCCAGACCAAAACAGCATACCCACATGATGCTAGGTCTAGCCCCGGAAACGAAGAGGCTTGGATGCTTCGATTGTTCTATATTGGCTTGTGCTTGAGCAAGGTCAAGAGAAATAACCTGTGACTTCAACTCTGCTTCAAGCTTTGTTTTAAGATCTTTATCCTCAACAAACTTGTCAAGAACTTTGCCAGCCACTCCAATGACTGATTCAGCAATTCCAAATACCATTAGTTATCCTCCTCTTTCTCTTTGAGTTCAATTATTCTTGGATACTGATCTATTCGATAACCTTTAGTTAAAAACTCATCTGTCTTTGCATCGACTGTATCAGCAAAAACATATATGACCAGCCTGGGAAACTGCCTGCTCCTGTGTGCAAGAAACTGTAACCAGTCTCCCGGATTGAATACTGATACGTGTACATTTGTACCATCCTTGAATGTCTTGAGTGCTTCAAAGCAGGCCACATTAATAAAGACCATCTTCCGTGCATAGGAAAAGATTTCATCTACAACCCAACCAAGATCACTCTCAGGTATGTGTTCCAGAACATCTGTACATATGACTGCATCCTTCTTATGAACAGGAAGTTTGGAGTGTTCCTCATAGGCTGGGTCAAAGAGTTGATACTCATCAAGATTCCAGTACTCAGGAAGGGGGCTGTCGATCTCTTCTGTTATGTCTTTGAAAGTGTCTGTATAAAGATGTCCCTTACCACTACCATAATCCAGTATACTCTTGCATTTATTACGCTCAAGATATCCTTTGATTATATCTACAAATTTTAGAAGGCTTCTTCCATTGAACATACCTTCTCCCATAAGATGAAACTCTTCATAGTTTTTTATATAGGATAAATAGTTTTCAGATGTATTGTGTCTGCTTGTACTGTCATCAGGTTTGATCATCTCAGGCATCGTAATACCCCTTGAATGCTGACCGTTTCTCCTGCTGTTCCTTTATCTTCCACAGGTCTGCAACCATTGTATCTTCTCCATGAAAGGTAAGAACACCATCAAGACCGGGATCATTGAATATCTTTTCACAATCCTGTGCCATTGCCAGAAGTTCTCCTGTAGTCCAGTATGATTTGTCCTTTACGTTGACCTGAATATACTTTGGCTTTGGTGTTTCACCACCATCTATATCACCAGTAGTTTCGGTCTTCTCCTCATCAGTTGGCTCTTCCCTGCAACAGTCAAAACCAAAGAGATGTATCTTCCTGAATCCCATTGTATGCAGAAGACCAATGCTACGCATGGCAGCACACGTACCACCTGTAATAAGTGTTGCACCCTTGGGAATACCAAGTTCTTCATTAAGCTTTACCTGCTGGTTCTGTATGGCCACACCCTGATCAGCCTCATCCCTGAGAGAATCAGTATAGGCGTGCCATCCCCACATACGTGCATCACTATCAATGAGAAAGTTTGTCACGGAAGGATCAGTCATGGAGGCCACAAAGAAGTTTGTCTCAGGATCAAGATCAGCAAACAGATCTTTACGTACAATATTGTGCGTACTCTTTCCTGTTATGGATCTTGGATCAAGAACAACACATCCCCAAGGTTTTATGTTGTGTTTCATCAGGGCTGGATATGCATGTTTGACAGTAACAACCTTGCAACCTGGATGCTTCTTGATAAAAGCTTTCAGCTTTTTATAATCTGTATATGGTCCTGCCGAAACAATAACACCCATTGTGCTGTGAGGTACATGTTTCTGAACCCACCTGTCAGATCCAAGAAGTTTCATGTTGGTCTGGATATTGTTTTTTATATAATCTTTTGGAACACAGTCTCTGGGATGTACAACAATAGGTACACGTTTCAGATCTTCAGGTACTTCTCCCAGTTCAGAATCATGAAGAAAGACAACAAGATGTGTGTGTCCACCATCTGCTACCTTGTCCCCGGAAGGCAATACATATTTTCTTGTAACTGATTCCTCATCAAAGGTTGTCCATCCATCCTCTGTAGTTTCCTGTGCGTCCACCTTTTTGGTTGGAACCTTGTCAAAGACTTCCTTGACTCCCCGATATTCTTCATCAGGAATACCATCGTCTTCATCCTTTGTGAAGTAATGATCAGCAACAACAACCGGAACATCCTTCAGAATATCATATTCATGCTGCACTGTCTTCAGACTATTGCCACTTCCAATGAGTGCGAAGTCGGTATTCTTTACTGTGGTCTTGTCAAGTGTATCTCTGACATTTCCACGGTGAAGTTCAAAGGAAAATTCCTTATCCTTTTCTTTCTTCATATGTTCTTTAAACTCTTCCAGCCTGTTCCTGACAGCAGCCTCTGTATTGTGGGGCTTGGCATTGAATTCTTCCCTGTCAGTAGCTGCGGTGGCATCCTCAAAGAGATCATATCCAGTGTAGTGTACACTATCAGCATTGTCAAATGCAGCCAGAGCCATTTCAATTGCACGTCCAGCATTCCATGTACCAGTTTCAAGAAGTCTTTTCGGTTTATAGAACCTGATAAGGTCAGCCAGTTGTTTATATCTGTTAGGTAATATGTCTGGAGAAGTCTCTGTTTCCGATAAAGGTATCAATCTGTTACCAGATGCATCTCTCAATGCTCTGGCATTTTTGTCCCTGAGATTAACCAGAACAGGAGTGATGTCTTCAATCTCATGAATGTTCATACCATGAGCATTATAGATTGTAACAAGCCTGCTCAGAATAAATGAACTGCTCCACTCCCGATAGTTCATGAATTCTCCAGATATGTAAGCACCACGCCAATCTCCCATCAGATCAACAGCAGTCTGCCTTCCTATGTTGAATGCCATGAAGTAATCATTCTCTGGAAGAGAAACAAAGTCTGCATTCTGGGAGGGTTCAGGAAAATAGTTATCCAGTGTAGTTGTTCTGATATCCTTCAATGTCAGGGAATGTGGATCAACCCATACCATCCATGATCCTTTGTTTTCAAAGGCGCACTCACTTACGGCAAATACTTTTGGTGCAGCAGAAAGAACATCAAGCATATCAGTATATACAACGGCTCCATTTTCAGTTCCATCATGGATCTTGTTCTCTTCCATGAACTTTACATACTCTGGAATGCTTTCCATCTTGTGGTACTTGATGTTCTTTGCCTTGGGAAGGGAATAGTTCTTGATATCCAGATTATAATAATAACAGTGGAATTCAAAGTCAGGATGCCAGTTACCCTTGAACTGCTCCAGAAGTTTGGATGCATTGGCTTTCAGGGCAGCTTCATCAAAGCATGTTACAATTTTATAGTTCATAAGGTTGGATCTTTCCATGTCCTGCAAGGTAAGTGTAATCTCCATTCCATTCTGATGCATACTGACCATCAATACTTCTCTTGCATTTCCAGGCCTTGAACCAGGGTCCACCTGTAGTGAAGTGTACGTTCTTTGCTTTCAGTTCTGGATCAGAGTGACCATCAAGCCAGTTCCATTCCTCATCTATGGTTCCTATGTCAGAATCTTTTTCTGGCAACCATTCAAAACCATGCAGCCATGATCCAGGCCGATGATTAACATCATGAACTGTCAGCTTTTTGTTAAGATCATGACCACAGTTCCAGAGCATAAGGCTTGACCAGTTCTTTCTTCGATAGTTTTCCTGTTTCTTTCCATCCATTTTCAGACCATCACCCGGAGCATAGTCATGCTTGACACAATAGAGAGGATAGTAATCCATGTTATACTCTTCAAAGAGTTCATTGATATCTGTTCGAAGATACATATCACAATCCATATACAAGGCCCATCCCTGATACATATTCAGGGCAGGAACAAGGAACCTTGTGAAGCTGAACTCACTGGAGAATGGACGGCCATCTATCTGATCTATGTACTGACCATCAACAACGTCATACTTCCTGTTATATATTCCCATTCGTTCCACAACATCACGACGAAGAGGAACAATACGTACATTGTCTACTGCTATCCTTTCTATTGTAAACTTTAAAACTTCATAGGCTACATCTTCCTTTGGATCATAGCCTATATAAACTGTATTGGGTTGTTTCTTCATGACCTTATACTCAATGTATCTCTCCTTCATTTCTTACTTTGTTGTATATAGTATACACTATAAACATCTGTATGTCAAGGACTTTTTTAAACACCACATACACCTCCGGTACCACTGATGTCACAGATGTCATGAGCCTGTATGTTATCTTCAAATTCTTCACCAAGTTTTTCCATAGCTTCGGTGTAAGGTACAGCCGTGAGAGGTTGTCCACCCCTGCACCCATCAGGGAAGCATGTAAAGCCTCTGAGCCTGTGAGCGTACCTTGCAAGTGTCTGTGCAAAGTCTTCTACCTTGTCTTCATTGTTGTTCTCTGTATCCCATGCAGGAAGATTGATTGTACTGGAGATGGACATATCAACATACTCCTGTACGTTGGCCTGAAAACTCAGTCTTCGCTCATAGTCAGAAGACAGATCCAGAGCCGACTCGATATCTTGAGGTTTTGTACCATACAGATCGATCATCTCCTGTGCTGCACTATCCACTACATACTGGTAGTGCCACCGTCTGTTCTTGAGATACCTTCTTTTGTAGGCCACCGCAAAGATGGGTTCAATTCCAGTAGATGTTCCTCCCAGTATTCCAATGGTTCCTGTTGGTGCAACCGCCCTGACAGCAGCAGGTTTCGAAACTGATAGGAATGAAGCAAAGTCTCTTGCTGTCTTGTCTGATTCTGCTTCATAGACCTTGAGCCATCTGTGTAGTTCCGGGGTTGTCTCGTACCTTCCGCCACGCTGGATGAGCCATTCATGTAGCCCCATAAGTCCAAGTCCAAGGCGTCTGTTCTTTTCTCTGACCTGGGATACCTTTTCATAGGGTAGCTGCGCTCTGAGTGTACCGCATAATAGAAACTTGGTGGCGAGTGTGACAACTTCCCGCAACTGGTTAAGGTCATCAATACGAGCAAAGTTAAGACTGCCAAGATTACAGACATCACTATCATCTTCAGACGTAACCTCCGTGCAAGCGTTACGCAGTGTCTCATTTTCCTTCTCGAAGAAATTGAATGAGAAGCCGGGTTCAGCAGTTCTAAGAGCCTGACGTACATTAGTCCTGAAGACATCACCTATCTCTCCTGTTTCCCAATAGTTAAGTAACCATTCTGTATCATAATTAACTGATATGTTTGTCATGTCCAGAGGTGCAGGGAAGTTGAAGTCCTCCTGCTTGATATCAAAGAGTGTCTTGCCTGTGCTGCCTATGGGCATGTCAAACCAGTTCTTTGCCTTTAGAAATTTGTCTACATCTGGATGCTTCCAGTTAAGGCTGGCATAGATGGCTGATCTTCTGGAGCCACCCTGCATTACATGGCGACCTATCTCATTGATCATCTGCATCTTGGGTATGGGACCACTACTGATACCACCTGTCCCCTTCAGGGTCTGTCCTTCCTGCCTGTATGCAGAGTAGTCTATACCTATACCACCACCAGTCATGAGACATGATTCGGACTCCCATGAAAGCTTGGCCCAATCTTCTCTAGTGTCTGCTTCTGCCTTGAGGAGATAGCAGTTATTAAAGAATTTCTTTTCCCTTCCTGCATAGTAGAGATATCTACCACCCGGAATGAATCTCAGGTTGGATATGTGGTCAATCAGTTCATCCTTGTCATCCTTCAAAAGATAATCCTGACACACATCATTGACCAGAGTACATGCAAGTTCGTGAAATGTTTCTGCCCCTTCATGAGAATACTTGGTATTGAATATATCCTCGCTGAATTTGGAACGGAACTGTGGATTGCGGTTTGATTTAAACATTTTGTTCCCCTATTTATTATAGTAAAGTTCGAGTATCATCTGTGCATAATGTATGGCTTTCTCTACATCCTTCCTCCCTTCTCCTTTCTTGCGATGTCGGGTTATGTATTTCACCACGTTCCCTTCAAAATAGTCAAGATTGTTATGAAAGATATATTCTACTGGCTGGATACCACAAGTCTTGTAGTGATGCCCACCTATCTGATAGTCCAGAGCATATGATCCATCGCTCTTTGCCGTGTGGTAATTAACTGTTCCCAGTTTTTTACTATCGTTCTTATCTCCTGTATCTTCACAAGAGAGAGGTGATTCTTCTCCTGACTCCATTTACATCTCCTGATTTGGTAACATTAATGGCAAATGTTCTTATCACTCCTGGCTCAATACCAGCCAAAGCACAGGTATCCTCGAAGTTCTCACAGGTAACACCAACCGAAGCAAAGACCCATGCATTTGCCTGATCTCTTTGCAGCCTGATGTCACTGCTTTCTTTGGTTTCTTCTGGCTTGGTAATGTCCAGAACTGCCTGTAGAATAACAGCAAGATAAAGACTCCTGTGAGGATTTTTACGTGTAACATCATAGAGGGTCTGGAAGTCCAGTTTAATTGTCAACAGGTTCCTGAACAGGTCTGTAGAACTTTCCACCTACATAGTTATTGTAGTAGGCTGGTTCGTCTGTTCCCTCCAGTGTAGATGTCAGCACATGATAGATCATCTGATAATAACACTCATAGTATCTTAGACTTCTTTTGTTTTTATATTCACCGACAATCTGGAAGCGGAACTGCTTCTTGCCCAGCCTCTTGATCTCTTCATTGAGATGCTTGCTTGACCCGGTATAGACCTTCCAGTTTGATTCAACCTTCTTCCCCTTTCTGGTAACAAAGTACTGCTTGCATCCTATGTAAGCCTTCTTTGTTTTCTTGTGAGTTATTCGATAGACAAAACCAAAATGACTTTTGATGTCAGGATTCTTTTTATATTCCCAATGCATTACCAGTTGACTACTTCTTCCACATCAGGTTCTTTCCCAACTCTAGTAAGGTATCTCTTGCCCTTTGCATAGCTAAAGACACGCAACCCCCGACCTTTATTAGCATCAGACCAGCACTCCCGTTTATGGCTACAATAAATGCAGCCAATAGAAAGCTTATAGTTGCCAGACTTGCCATCAGGAACATCGGAATAGCACCTGTCAGGCATACTACCTTCACTAACCATTCCCTTGAGGTGCTGTATCCTTCCTTTAGCATTGATCATATCCATTTGATGTATAGGGGTAAGGCATATCTCTCCTGTTGATTTATTGATTGCAAGAAATGCAGCACGATCAACCCCATTGGCCTGGGCATATGCTGATATCTGTGCTATGTATCCGAATGGATCGTCCTCTGTGACCCTGTTGTATTTAAACTTGTCAAACCCGGGACCACTAGCTGACTTGCAGTCAACCAGGACATCATCTATCATTGAGTCCTGATGTCCCTTGACACCCTCCAGAGTAACTTCCTTCTGTTGTTCAGTAACCTTGTGTCCTGAAATGGAAGAACACAGAAGAAGTAACTCCTCAAGAATATAACCATAAAGAAACTTGATCCTTGTGGAGGGTTTCAGTTCAGCATCAAGCAGTGGTTTGTTAACGTCATACCATAACTGTCTGTCTGGTTTACCTATGGCAGACAACCTCAGATTGCCACGATCTCTGGGCTTTTCATACAGAAAGTCCTTGATGTGTACCTTCAACATATCACCAAAAGTATCTATATGTTTATCTACTTCCTCTTCGTCCATATCAATGGGATCAAGAGTAAACAGATTGTATATGTCCTCTACTAGTGTTTCTATCTGTTTCATTATAAATAATGGGGGAGCATCGAAACCGCAAACGACACTCCCCCTCTCCTGTCAGATGTTAAAAGGGTACTCGCTCTTCCTGCACATAACCACCTTCTACGGGTTCAAAATCACCACCATCATTGTATTCAATAAAATCTACAATCTGTACTTTTTGAAGGTCCGCAGATACACCTGACTTACCACCATAATCCCAATCAAAGGGAACAGCTTTAACACTTACAGTACTTCCATTGGCAACCAGCTTGCCATCCCATAGATTATTCTGTGAATCCATTACGACAGGTGGCCGGTTTTGCTCCCCATTTTTACGGATGACATTACGTTTGATTGTTACGAAGTCTCCCTGATCATCTCCCCTGTTTCGGATGGGAAGTTTAGCAGCTTCTATAACAGAACGATTGTTATCGTCTACCTGTATGTTGATTTTCCACGCATGGGGATCATACCTGGTATTGGGTTCAGTAATCGAAGCGTAATAACACTTGCCGGTAATAAAAATAGGATCTTTTCTACTCATTCTATTCTCCTTTGATGCCGCACCACTGCGACTGTGAAGGGGGACGATTCCCCAGTTGTCTACTACTAACTAAACAACAGATATATTATAGCACATAATAATACATATGTCAACGTCTTTTTTCATAATCTTCTAAATAATTTAATGCCCTCTTTACATAGTTAATATTATCTTCAAAAAAACCTAACGCTGAATTACACTTATTACATAGCCATCCTTTAAAGGCTCCTGTTTTATGGTCGTGATCTAAAACAAATGGAGATGTTTTTCCGTTTGTTTCTGGAATAATTTGTTCAGGTACCTTAAAACAAATCGGACACTTATAATTTTCATCAGGATAAGCATGTGTTTTTTTCAACTCAGCTACTTGTTTCATTTTTTTTTGTTCACATTTTTTACATATATTCATTCTCACATGGTTGTTTTTAATATCCCTTCTCCCTAAAGTTATAAAGCTTTCAAGGGATTTTTCCTGTTTACATTTAATACAAATCTTAGTACCTTTAGACCTATCAATAGATTTATTGGTATGAAAAAACTCTAATTGATTGTACATCAATGCGTTTCTGCCCAATTATTTCCAACTTTATAATCGGAATCAAGATCACACCTGAAACTGAATACCTTCTGTGTCTGATACATGGCATCCTTTGTAATCTGTGTGAACCTCTGTATGTCTGGACGTGCTACCTCGAACTGATACTCATCGTGTACTGAGGCAACAAGTTGGACATCAAGACCAGCCTTTGTTATTCTGCGATCCATCTCCACCAGCCACTGCTTGCAGATGATTGCACCTGCACCCTGCAAGAGAGTATTGAGTGCTGCATGTTCATACCTTATCTGTAGCAGCCTGCCATCAAGACCCTTTATGTACCCTCTCTTGGCTGCTTCCTTTATGTTAGATCGCAAGACACGTAAGGCTGGCATGTTTGTCAAGAACTTTTTAATAAGCTGTTGACCAGCCCCTGATCCTCTACCTACTACCTTGCCTATCTTTGCTGCACCTGCACCATAAAGAAAAGCATAGATGAAAGTCTTGGCCTGATCTCTTGTCTTTAATCCTGCTGCCCTCTGATTGGCAGTATGTACATCACCAGTAAGAACCTCATTGGTAAACGAGGCATCATCCATATAGTGGGCAAGACACCTCAGTTCCAGACCAGAAGCATCAGTACCTACTAGCTGGTGTGTCTCTGGATTGGAGACTGTCCATAGTTCCCTGCACTCCTTGCCATAAGGACTATAGCCTGCTGGTACCTGTGCCATGTTGGGACTGTGGTGTGCCATCCTTCCTGTTACAGTACGAAGGGTAAGGACTTTCCCATGTACCCTGTCGTTCTCATCACACTCCTTTATCCATGCCTTGAGAAGTCCTGTCCGTTTCTGCAAGAGGAAATATCTGTTGAACATCTCAGCTTCTGGTATCTTTTTAATCCTGGACAGGACATCTTCATTAACAATAATATTATCCTTGTCGGTATACCTCGTAGGTTTCCAACCTAACTCCATGAGACGTTCAGCTATCTGTTTGCGGCTTGCTATATTGAATGGGATCTCCTTGACTTTTGTTTTCATCTGTAGTTTGACAGGAGGAAACGTCTGATCAGCCCACTCCTCAAGCTTGTGCTTTTCGTCTTCCAGCTTTGCAAGCAGGAGTTGTCCCTTCATCAGGTCAAAAGCAAAACCATTCTCCTGTTGTTTATCAACAATTACCCTGACGTTTCTCTCCAGTTCGTAAGCTTTCGATGAAAAGTTTTTACCTTCTGTCTCAAGCTGAACAGCAAGCCTCCTTGTAAGTTGCGTATCACGCAGACAATAGAGAAGCATGTCCTGACTATATTCCTTGAACTCATTGAAGTCTCCTTTGATAAAGCTTAGTCTCTTGCCCCACGATTCAAGAGAGTGTCCACCGTCACGAACAGGGTTGTACAATTGTGATTCAATAAGAGTGTCCCTTACCTGTTCACGTCTTATTCTGGTATTTAGAAGTCGGTTGAGAACAGGTGCGTCAAAGCTTAACCCGTTGTGCATTATGAATTCGTCTACTCCTCTAGCCCACTCAGGAAATCTTTTACATCCATCCCCAACCCACTGCCATGTCTGACCTGTATAATAATTCTGTGCTACTATACAGTGTATCTTTGTTGCGTTGAGTGCGTCAGTCTCTATATCAACTACTGCTTTCATATGTCATATCCACTTCGTAAGCATCACCTACATTTACATGGAAAAACTTTTCACCTTTTCTTATGTTTCGATTGGAGGCTTCCTTTACTTCTGCTTCAAGCAGTGTGTTGCCGTCTATGTGCCATGCCCGTGTACAATCATGATTGAATACAACGAAAGTCAGAAGATCTTCCGGGCAAGTATCTTTCCATTTGTTAAGCAGCCTAAGTTTTCGATAGGGTATTCTTATTTCCTTCCAACTGTCAGGCCAGTCACTCCTCCAGGAATATTTTATTTCCACTTCATATAGATGTCTGGGTAGACCATGATCAACAAAAGATATTATATCAAAGAAAGTTGTTTCATTACTGCTTATATTGGCATGATCTTTTTCTTTGAGCCAGCCAATCATACACTCCTTGGCTTTGGAATCTGCTACATCATAGAGTGCCTTGTCAAAACTTTTCTTTATTCCGGGACTATTCATGTAAGTTTTCTCCTGTGATATCCAAAGTACATTAACTTTTACCAACCCATCATGGCTCTTGTTTCTTCTGGTACTGAATCAACTGTAAACGGTGGTTCAAATGTAGTTATAACATTAACAATTCGTACATTATCAACTAATCCTGCTTGGCGAATATTGCTAATAATTTCATCCGCAAAGGGACAGAAAGCAGACGTAAGGGTATGTGTAATATCTACACTATATTCAGCGGTACAGGTTTCAACATCGTAGATCAACCCCAGATCATATACATTTATACTAATCTCAGGATCAAATACCTCTCTTAGATTAGCAATTATGTGGTCTTTATCGATCATTGGGTTAAACTTTCCTCTTCCAACTGTTTATAAAATTCACCTACTGTAATAATTTGTTTAGGTGTTGCTGATGTTTTAATACAATTTGCTAACCAACTAATCCAAATAACATTGCCTCTTACGTATCCTCCTGATGGGTCTATTCTATCAACAGATGGTGACAATCTCCAATCCGAATCATATCCCGCTTTCATTTCTACATTTAATGCAGGACACTTACCATCTTCAGGATAAATACTTTGTAAATACTTTCCATCCAGATCATAGAGTATTTTGTTTTTTCTGGATTTAATTTTTAATTTACTTGCTCTTTCTCCAAAATACCTATACACCTCAGTAGTTGGTTTGGCTCTGCTCTTATCATATTCTTTTTGATACTCTGTTAGACGCTCTTTATTTTTTTGATAATATTCTTTCATATACTCTGCTTTACGCTCTTTATTTTTCTGTTTATATTCTTTATCATACTCTGCTATACGCTCTTTATTTTTCTGTTTATATTCTTTATCATACTCTGCTATACGCTCTTTATTTTCCTTTCTATATTCTTTACCACACTCTGCTATACGCTCTTTATTTTTCTGTCTATATTCTTTTAGACGCTCTTTATTTTTTTGATAATATTCTTTCTGGTATTCCGCTCTAGACATCAGTCAGTATCTTCCAGAAAGGGGTTGTCGATCTGTGTCATACGACCCGTATCTTTATTGTAGTGCAGGTAGCAAGCTACTCCTGTGTCTCCAGTGTATCTGTTCTTTAATATCCTAACCGTAGTTGTGTTGGCTTCTATCTCATCGTCTGCCTGCTGGTTTCTTTCAAGGGCTATGACACTATCAGAGAGATGTGCGATACTTGCTGAACCTCTAAGATGTGAGAGCGATACTTCCTTGCCATCCTCATGTCCTCTGTCACCTGATGGTCTGCGTAGGTGGGAGACAAGCATAAGACCTATACCTGTTTCCTCCACCAGTGATCGAAGCTTGGTCATAAGAATGTCAATAGACTTACGCTCATCACCGTTGTCTTCCTGTCCACTGACAAGAATACTGAGGTGGTCAAGGATTACCCACTTGCAGTCAAGAGCCTTTGCCATGTACCGTACACGATCAAGAATCTCATCGTTGTTGATCGATCCAAAATGATCAAAGGCAAAGAACCTCCCGCTGTCTACTGTCTTGTTCTGCCAATCTCTTAGCTGCTCGTCACTAAACTTCTTTCGTATCTCCCTGATGTACAACCTGGCATCAGCTTCAACTGACATGATATTGAATGCAGTATTCTTTACGTTCTCCTCCATTGCAAGGACACCTATGTTGTCCTCTGTGCTGCGAAGGATGTGGTGCATAAGCTCCCGCATTGCGGATGACTTGCCCATCCCTGCACCACTGGTGAAGCAGACAAGCTCACCTGTCCTCATGCCATAGGTCTTTTCATTAAGCTTCGGCCACGGATACAGACACGTCTCGCTGTACGTTTCTTCATAGAGACTTTCACCAAGGTCGGCAAGATTTATTATACCTGCTGGTGTATAAGTCTTTGCATTCCACCAGGCTTGAGTAAACTTCTCACGTTGTCCCATCTTGAGATACTCATTGGCATCCTTGTGTTCAAGATTTATTATCTTGCATTTGTTTGGTTCGAATAACCTAGCCACCTCCGTAGCTGCTGCCTTACCTGCTGCATCATTGTCAAAACACAGAACAATATTTTCAAACCTGTTAAGATATTCAAGCGACTGCTTGCAATTCTTGAGCGCACCTGTAGCACCATTCTTGATGGATACTGAAGCATACTTGGAACCAAGAAGCTGGAAGGCACTCATGGCATCTATCTCACCCTCACAAACTGTGATGTACTTTCCAGGCTGATTGAACATGTGTTCACCAAACAGACCACACTGACCGAGAGTACCCTCAGACCAGAAGTCTTTGGTTTGTGTCTTGCGATACTTGTTGGCAAGATTGTTTCCATCCCCATCATAGTAAGGATACCTGTGTTCCGTAATGGTCTGGTTCTGTCTGGCGACCATGACACCATATCTTTTACAGGTATCCAGTGTTATCTTTCGGTCGGGTATGTCAGACCACACATAAGAATTGTCAGAGATGTTTCTGGTCTGGATTGGAACTACAGTGTTTTGGGTTGCCATTTTATCTCCGGGTATAACGGTGTTACATTTGTGACAGTATTCATGCCCATCATCATACAATGCATTGGCATTGCTTGACCCACATTTTTTGCAGGGTATATGTTTTATAAAAGTATTATCTAAATATTTTACCATTTTCCTTTACTCATGTCAAGGAGTTCCTTGCATAGTTCTTTTCTGTAACCCATGATCTCCTTTTCCATTGATACAAGTGTTTCGATCTTGTCTATTCTGTCCATCTTTCTCCACGCAGCCTTAAAAGATAAGGTGGGTTGAACCCTCTCTCCACTGCTATAGATTTCTAAGAGTACGTCCATTTTCATTCCCTCTTTTGATTGAATAAATTTTATCACTGCTGGCTCCCAGGTGCTGAGTGAGGCGCTCTCTGTTTTTGATTTCCTCTTCAGCTTCTCTGCGAGTTTTAAAACGCTTGATAACCACATCACCAAAATCTTTCTTTAACATCAGGTTCCACATAAAGCCCTCCATGATACATCAAATAAATTTTTCATCTCATTATGTATGTCAGTGGCTATGTCTCTTGTTTCTTTCTGGGCATCATCGCTCATTCTTAATTTACACACCCTTGCAAAGGCAGCAAGAGATCCAGACCAGAACCACTCAGTATTCATAGACTGAGGGAGTACACTGCGGGCCTGCTCAGGACACACACCAGATTTCAACATGAAGTTATAGGCATCTCTTGCGTGGCGTACTGCATCAGCATAGACATGCTGCATACTCTCCTGTTTGTCCACAGGTTCCTCACTTGATCCCTGCTTTTTGTTGTCTGCCTTACCTCTCCATACCAGTGGGGTCCAGAAGTCTGGATCGTAATCGACATAACGTCTGCTAATCTCATTCCATACCAGACCAACCTGGTGTTTCATTAACTGTCTTGCTACAAATACAGGTGCTTCGATCCTGAACTGTGCAAAGCAGTGACCGAAGGGCGTCCAGTGATTATGTCTTGCCAGATATCCTATCAGCTTTTCATCCTTCTCTGACAGGTTGCCTTCCAGGACACCACCAAAAGGGATAGCCTCCCATTCTGATTCCTTGTCAAAGGACACCCTTGCTGCATTGACAACAGTCAAATCACTTCCCATATGAGTGATAAGTTTAACAGTCATCAAAAGTATCAGACAACAGGTTTTCTATGAAGTCTTCCTTGTCCTGCATGATCTCATCCACCTCCAGCTTGGCGAGCTTACGAGACTCTTTTGGATCGTATCCTTCTTCAGAATACTGTCGAAAGAGATCTCGAAACAGTGTGCTTCTCTCCCTCTGCCATAAATTCTTAGCCATTATTCTTCCTCTAAGTCCTCAAAAAAAGTATCAATATCTTTAGGATCATTAACATTATAACCCTGATCTTTCATTAGGTTCCAAAGTTCCTTTGAATAACCATAAGCTATTCTGTTCTGATCTTCTTTTCTTTCCACATACTTCTGAAAGTTATATATCTTTTTCATAAAGTTCTATCCACTGGGATTTATGTTGGGCTTCCTGTTTTACTTTAGATATTTCTTTAAGTTGTTTCTTGATAGTTTCAGACTGTTCATCATTTATTTTTCTTAATTGTTTAACCTGTTTTCTCAGTACTTCAAGTTCATTCATAAGTAACTCCTAATAAGTTATTTAGTATACACCTATTTGTATCTCATGTCAATGTAAAAAATATGTTTACCTATCTGACCTAGCTCCATGAAGTTTTCGGCATGTCTCCAATGGGGGTTGACATAGGTTGCATGATAGTGGGTAGCACCTAGCGTAGCTTCAACTGAGACCCCATTGATTGCCATCTCAGCTATGGAGATAGACTTCTTCAGAGCATGTATCTCTTTCATTCTTTCGGGCTTTCCATCACACCAATAGGAGAACATACACTGATGTCTTACTGGTTGTCCTCTCCTGTTATATATTCCCTGATGCACTACACCACAAATGGTGTTGGGAAACCTCTCATCTCTCACTCTCTGAAGTACAACATTTGCAACCGAGAGTTGTGCTATCACGGGTTCGGATCTTGCTTCATAATATATAGCTTCAACCAGACAGTTAAGTTCACTGGCCTTAACCGTTGAAAACAATACACAAATTGTTAGATAGATGAGTGCCATTAACAATAATATTTTTCTCATTAGTGTATCCTCTGTATCTCTATTTCAAAAGGAAAACCAAACTCCAGTTCCCGTAGTCCAGACTCAGCCAGGAAGATAGCTGCTTCCTCCCTTGTCTGAAAGGTTTGAAGGGCAGTACCTTCCTGGTTTATCATGGCATCAACACCCTCGAAGCCTGCTTCTTTATCAAGCTGAACAATTATATAGCTCATTATTTTTCTCCACTTTTGGGTTAGGAAGGGGGGGAATTGAACCCCCCATTAGGTAGCTGTACCTACCTTGCTGCATTGTACAGACCTCCAGCACAACTACTTGTACCTTCGCAGGTTTACAGCATTCATTCACCAGACTTCCCATAATGTTTATTTATTAGCTCCACTTCTAGGTCGTTTCATAGATGTCGAGGCGTGGTACTCCGAGATATTGAATTGAAAAATATCCCGAAGTTGTTTCATGACCACACTCATTCCATATCCAGTGAAATCTCCCAACCCTTCTGGGTTAGGTAGTCTATTGCATCAGCTTCAATGCAATCTGCTGCATCAATTCTCTCCTCCGAATTACCGTGAATGGGACAAGAGATTGGATTTGCAACTGGGAGAACACACTCACAGATTTCCCCTGAATTAACTGGTTCTACCCAGCCTTGGCTCTCTGCAAACTCAAGCAGATTACCAAGACCTTTATAGGTATAGATCTTATAAGATTTCATATTCATGCCGCAATCAACTCCTTCCTTCAGGGTTGTCTGTAAAGCATGTAACTTCTTAATACACTGTGACAATATGTCGCCATCATAAAGTCTAACCTGCCCATTAAGTTGCAGGTTAGACAATATCTCAAGTGCTTCTTCAAGGGCTTCAGTGGATGTCATACTCTACACACTCTATCCAATCGTCGTAACCCTCTGTGGCTGACTTCATTTCGTTTTCAATCCATCCATTGAGGTCTTCAAGATCAATCGGATCATCATTAATATGAATCAGTTCGAGATATTCCTCCACCATTGGGAGGCACCATGAGTCATCCGACAGATCGACGAACTGCCAGACTTCCTCTTCACTACGAAATTCTGGGATGAACATCAGTCAATTTCCTTTTCTTTTGCCTCTGTTGTGATTGTCTCAAGTGTCTGCCCATATGGAAGGAACAATTTGAGATCGTTCCTGGAAGTTTCGTCAGTCCACTTGTCAGTTGACGTAACTGATACAGTTACACAGGAAAACCAGCCATCACCTGAACTACCCTTGTGATGAACTGTTTCACTTTTGATTTCCGTGACGTTGTGTATGCTCATTTCCATATTACTTCTCCTTGGTTAAAGATTCTGTGACTACGCCACACATTACATCATTGAATGCCTTACAAATTAACTGAATACCCATAAGGGTAGTTGGCGCTTTTGTTATAGTATAACACATCGCTGTCTTTAGAGATAGTTCTGCTATTTCCAGAGGCTGCTTTCCTTCCTCATCAAGGAACTTGAGTTCGCTTGCCAGCCTCTCTGTTATTTCCTCATAATGCCTCATTGTAAATCACTCCTAATGAGTAGCTGGAAGGGGGAGGAGTCGAACCTCCCGTTAGATGTCTGTACCCACCTCGCTGCATTTTGCATAGTACAGACCTCTAGCACAATTTCTCATGCCGTCTCAGGCTTGCAGCGTTCACTCTACCGGACCTTCCACATTTTTAAACTTCTCCAATCTCAGGTTTAATATTCTTTTTCTTATTGGGTATTACTTTACTACGAAACAGACGTGATGTCAAGACCTTTCCATATGGGTTTCTTTTTATTCCATATCTACGGTGTTGCTTCCCCATCCTGCCTTTCTTTTTTCTTCCCATTTTTCCTCCTCCTCAACATAATTCTTGTATGCTTCATGTCTGTTGAGAACAGACCACCACCAGGATGGCATTACCTCATAGCGGAGCCGCTGTTCCTGTTCCCATTCATACTTGGTCAGCATTATTAATCCTTTCTTTCCAGTTCATTCAATAGGTGTGTAATTACATCTATTGTCCATCCATTGCCCAGCATCTTGTATCTCTGAGTGTTGCTAACATGGTTGGTGTAACCCTCTGGCACTGTCTGTAATCGTTCGCATTCGAGGGGAGTAAGTTTTCTGTATGTGAGTCCTTCATCAAAAGTTAAATGATTATTATGTTCCCATCCACTTGTGGTTAAAGATGGAACTTTACCATCAAGTGCTTTTAATCCACCTTTATTCCAACCACGGGGTATCTGACGTATTTTAGGGTTTGTATTACCACTCTTGCTAAACACCAACTGTCTGCGATGTTTCTCAAAGTAGGATTTCAAATTGCCTCCCTTAAAATAATTCGCATCCAGACAGTGTGACTTATCTCGATCTGTCAGGAAGGAATCCTCAATAATATCTTTGAGTTTTATTCCTTTATCTTGTGGAAGACCATCTACCTTGAGGTTAGTCCAGTAGAGTCGGTACCTGTTCTGTGCAGAAACCAGGTTGGAGTTGATAGCTACAGGGGACACACCCAGAGCATCTGTGATTACCTCCATACTTTCCTTTTTCATTCGGACATTTTCCATCAGGAATTTCACATCAGGATTTATCTTTCTAGCTTCACCCAGTATGCGAACAGCCTCAAAGAACAGCGCTGATCTTGGATCATCAAAGTTCAGATGCTTGCCAGAGAAACTGAATCCTTGGCACGGGCTGCCGAACATGATCAAATCAAAATGTTCTCTGACATTTACATCCCTTACATCTCCAAGGTGTATTGTATCAGGATAGTTTGCCTTGGCAACAGCTATTGCATACCTGTCTATCTCACTGGCATGGTAGGATTCCACCTCTATTCCTAGTCTGTCTAGTGCTATCTGTCCACAGGACATACCATCGAATAGGCTTAGAACTTTCATGGTTCCAGTTCCTCCATCCTCTTTTCCATAGCTTCCTCTGCTTCCTTCTCAGTCATACCTTCATCCAGAAATTCAAGGTATATGTTTTCTCTCTGGGCTTCTATGTGTGCTGGTCTACTCATTTTTCTTCCTTTCCAATATCTTGTCCACCTCCTGAAGGATCAGCATCACCCTCTCAGCCTGGGAGGTTGTCATCTCGTTCCCAATTTCCACAAGGTGCTGATCACCACTCTCTTTGAGTTGTGTTATGAATCTTGCTGCTGTTTTCTTTTTCATCTTCTTCTCCAGTTGTTGGTAGAACATTATCACAAATATCCAGGGGTGTCAACACCTGTCATATTGCTCAGTTCCCGAATATATTTTAGCCATTCCATACGCATTGAAAGTTTAAGCGTTATCGTGGGATGACGTGTAGCTGCACGTTTTCTTATTATATTGTTTTCTGTTTCCACAATGTATCCGAATGGAATGTGTGTATATACAAGCTTATCCACTTTTTCATCACGGCACTGTGCATATCCGGTTTCGTATGTCATGTTCTGTTCCTCTGCTGGATTGGTTTAAGACGTAGTGCAACTGTGTGTGGTTTGTAGTCTCCTTTCTCTGCCCAGTTCAGGAATGCCGAACATTGCAGACCCTGGGTGGCACATCTATCAGCCTGTGGGCAACCCTCACAGGGGCATTCCTTTTT